TTATTCCTATGACTCGCCTTACCCACTACCCTAAAGGGTTTATCTGCCTTGCTCGTTCGCTTCGCTCACGATCTACGACAGATAAACTTTCTACGAAAGTAGGGGCTTCCGGCTCGCAATGAGTGAATATTCTGTCTTCTTCATTCATATTTCATTAACCAAATCGTCTTCGATGTTTTTGTTAATTCCTGTACACATTTCAACAATAGTCCTGAAAGCCGCTTGCCAATTGTTGTGTTCTTTGACTTTTACACAAACAACACTTGGATACCAAGTGTCGACATCCCAACGAGGGTCATGTTCTACATTCAATATAGCGTATGTGAGTTTATTCAATGCTCCAGATAAATGCAATACAGCCGTATCCACAGTAACAACCATATCCAAAGAGTTAATAACTGTGGCTGTATCGTAGAAATCGTCTACCTCATGTCCATACAGATCCATGTCATTGCATTTCTCTAGCAACCTTGGATCTGTGATTTCCTTCTGAAGCATGATTAGTTTTGTGTATGGGCACTCCAGCACTTTGAAATATTCCAGAGGGCAATTGCGATATTCATTCAATGGATTGTTGGCACCACCTTCCCAGCAGATGCCAATCTTCTTGATATCTGGGTCATCTCCGAGATCGGCTTTTTCTTCCACGCGAAGATATGGATAATCTTTAGTCTTTGGTTGATCCAAAACGAATGGCAGACTCATCGACATAATGTTGAAATCGTGCTCTGGCACATCTGGATTGTCTTTATCGATCAAACCCACGTCCAAGCACTCAAAGAGCCGGTGAAGCGGTTTTGGGCAGTGATAGAGCACCTTACAGCCACATTCCTTGAGTACAGGCAAGTACCGGGCGAACTGAATGATGTCCCCATAGCCCTGCTCTCCATAGACAATAACCGTCTTTCCTTCTAAGGAACCTTTGTCTGGCGACCATCGCTCACTATTCTGATAGACATGTTTGTAGTATTCCATTCGGGGATCGTCGAGGCGATCTTTGCATTCGTCCATCATTAGCCTTTCTTTCTGATCATTGTCTTTCTGATTTTACAAGAGCTTGTGTCTGCCATTGGTGCCTTACTGTAACCTTGCATATGAAGCATGGATGCCACAGAGGAAGGCAGATTGGTATACCCGTGACCTTCTAGGCGACCTCTGAGTTCCTTGTAGCTGGTGGCAGTTTCCATGCGGGGCTCATAGAGCATACGGTTGTCATGGATAATCTGGGCGATCTGTCTTTGCCATGTCTGAGGGAGGTTCAGATTCTCTACGTTGTGTAACTTGCTGTTCACTGCTTCTTCGCTCTGGAGCACTGTCACCATTTTGATGCCCTGCTTGCTCCTGCTTGCCAAATACAAATAAAGCCTCTTCATTTTTGATTCCCTCCAGCACAATATCCAGTAACAAACGTCCTTCGACGCTATCTCCGAATTGTTCAAAGAACTCAAGGAGCGTCTGGGCTCCAAATTGTGCTTTCTGTTTTATACTGCTCATACTTTAATATAGTATGATAGGTTTCGAGCAATACTCCAAAATCAAGAACAATTACTGCCTGTGCTATTTTGGTTATTCGGATGAGTATTTGGTGCAATTAAGGCTTCTAAAGCCAATGTTGGAGAATCATTTTACGGGACTGAACATATGCCTCGGTTGTAAAGATGATAAAACTCACCTTCTTAAAGATTCAGGCCCAATCTTGAAAATATCAAGGATTAAGGTAGAAAGAAAGTCATACGCTTATATTCGCGAGGTTAGATTCAATGGAAAAACCCATCCTGTTGAGGATTTGCTGGTAGAGTCTGGCATCAAAAATTTGAACACAGGTTTGCCAATTAAAGAAAGAACAACCAGTCGTTGTGTGATTGTGTCTAAGGGTTTTCAACCAACTGAGTCTTTGACTACTGAACAAATCAAAGGTTTAGAAAAACTTGCCAAAGAACAAGGATGGGAACCCGAAGTTGATACCGATATAGAAAATTCTGATCTTGTTATGGGGGTTGAGTCCGTGTCTTTGTTCGAAGCAGGGGCTCAAGGAATACCAACTAAACTATATCCCACAGGGCTTGGTACCCGTTTATACAAAATGCTATTTTCAAATGGAGAAGTTTTGCATAGATAATTTATGACGGACGGAGAACCAAAAAGTATTTGGAGTTAACATGTCGGTATTCAAAGTACAACTACAAAACATCAAGCAAGGTCTCATGGACCTTGATCCTTCGACTCATCCACTTTCAGCCGGAACTTCCGCTACCTACGGTCAACTTGGTAGCCAAGAAGATGTATCGCTACAACGCCAGATTTTTGTCGCTGGCCCTAATAGCACTTACCGTCTTTTGAAGGACGGAGAAACTTTCACTGATTGCAACTACTGGAAGAGATTTGCTTATCCGCAGGTTGCTCTTGATTTCGCTTTCATCAACGTTGAGACTGATGACGGCAGCGTTTACAGTGACATTCCTGAAGAGAATACATTTGCTGCTGGTACTGACGGTACTCTGACCGTACTTTACACTGACACAGTAGTTGATTTCGTAACCACCTATGGTGGAGCGGCTCGATTCTTGCAGGTACAGAACCTCGACTCAACAGCCGTTGTCAATGGCGAGTTGAATGGAGACACTAATGTCACCTTCCAGTTGGCTGGTGAAGAAACACAGATTTTCAACCAAGGCGACCTTGCAATTACAGCACTGCGACTGAAATCTGATACAGCCGGTTCCAGCTACGCTTGGATCGCATCTGTTCGTTCAGTAGCAACTAGCTAAAGCAACGATGATTTGACTTAAAAAGACGGAGTAATACATACAGGGAGCCATTCTTGCGGATGGCTCCCTTTTTTATGCGCTCATACTATTTTAAGGCATGGACATGAACAGTATAAACACGCAAGCCCTTTCTCCTTGTGGACAAGTTTCTCAAGAATTCAATTCACACAAACTGCGTTGGTACTTTGAAGGATTAGACAATCGTGGCGAAGTTCAAATGGCTATTTTTGTCAAGCCAGAAAGCAGACCAAGTCAGTCACGCCTGACCATAATTCGACATATGATCTACTCTGAAGAGGTTAGTGGTGATGTTGTTGTTGATAAAGTTGTACAATCAATACGTTATGCAGTTCCGCGTCTTGAGTATGGATCTATTTCACTCTTGGGACCATACGGAGATACGTTTGAAAAATGGGATATCGACGCCATAACTGGAAGCATTATCGTGGTAGAAAGACGCATACTTGAATTGAAAATAATCATCCGTCTCGATTATGGAGATGCATATTACACATGTCACGTCAATGATCTCTTAGGTGAGACATGCCAGTAATCTCCACACCAGCCACAAGTCTCAGGAAACGCATCGAACGCAACAAGTCTCCTCAGAGCCAACGATCCCTTAAGATCGTTGATTTCTACGAGAAGAGGAACAAGGTGATTGTCATCCGAGGTGTTGGCGGACTTGGAGATGCCCTGATGCATCGAATGATATTCGAGGACTTCAAGATTCTCGCTCCCGATATAGAACTTCACTTCGCTTGCCTAAAAATCTACCACGATGCTGTCAAAGACCATCCATTTATAGATCGCATTCTGGGCGTGGAAGAGTGCAACAGAAACAACTATATGTCATCCTATGTAACCACGACTGCCTGTGGTCGATACGAGATGAAGATGGCTCCCTACTCAGATCTCCACAGAAGTGACATTTGGGCTCAACATTGTGGAGTCACATTAACCCAACACAACATGCATTTCCAATTAACAGAAGAGGAAAAGCGAGAAGGCAGAAGGTTGATTGAGAGCCATAGAAACAGAAGTGGACCCAGTGTGGTTGTGGCTCCAATCTCTGCCATGAGCAATAAAGATCTTCTAGAACATCAACTAATGGGAATGACCAAAGGCTTACATGATCGCGGCAAGTTTGTCTTTGGACTTCACACAAAGCCCATCTATCCATTTCTGAAGAATGACATACCTGTAATTTCGGGAGTGAACTTGAGACAGTGGCTTGCGATCATCAATCAAGCGGATTATGTGATTAGTGTCGATAGTGCCGCATTCCATGCTGCGGGTGGAATGGGAAAACCTCTCGTGGGCATATTCACATTTGCCGATGGTATTATTTATGGCAAATACTTCGATTTCTTTTTGGTGCAGAAACACAGAAGCCTAGACCGTGATTGGACTTGTGGCCCGTGTTACAACTGGGGTCCTTGTCCAAAAACCAAGAACCATCCTAAGCCGTGTCTAACCGAGATCACCGTAAGCGACATCATGCAAAAGGTAGACCTCATGTTAGAGAAATGGTCTTCTTAGGACTCTATATACTTGTGATATGGTTCAACATGTAAGACCTACAACACAGACTAAGGTACGAGTGGTTCCTCGTGATGGGGAATTGGAAATTACCTTAAACATCAACGTGACCATCGATGGTCACGTGACTGCGTCGTCAGCTAATGCCGACGTACAGGTCCAACAACGTAAGCATGAGGAAGGCGAGGATAACGAGGATGTCGAGCCTTTTATTCCCGATTTCTCGACTGGGTTGAAGCTTGAAGATTTTGGAAAATAGGAGCAATCATGGCAATAGGATTTGACTGCGGAACATACAACCTCGTGACATGCAAACGCAACAACACTGGCGATTTGGTGTACAAAAGGGAAGTAAATGCATTTTTGGAGATGGAGCTAGAGAATGAGTTTGTGTTCAACATGATGAAGAAAGCTGGAGTTCCTCTTATCCATCGCGAAGACGCCAACAAGGCTTATGCTCTAGGCGAAGCTGCCATCAACATGGCATACACCATGAATCAACTAGTTCTCAAACGACCCATGAAGAATGGTTGTGTCAACCCAGAAGAAAAAGACGCATTCCAGATCATGAACATTATGATGCACAGTCTTTTGGACAATGTCACACATGATAAAGAACTTCTTTACTACAGCGTTCCAGCCAATGCCGTCAACCAAGAAACTGATGCCGATTATCACCGCAAGCTTCTTGAAGCCATTTTCAAGGCATATAAGTCGGACGCAGGCTATATGGTTGACGCAAGACCTATCAACGAAGGTATGGCACTGGTTTACTCAGAACTTGCTGACAAGATGTTCACAGGCATTGGCGTAAGTTGTGGTGCCGGTATGGTCAATGTGGCATTCTCGCTTTACGGTGCGGAAGTTTTCAGTTTCTCGCTCGTAAATTCTGGCGACTGGATTGATAAGCAATCGTCCAAGGCCACTGGAGAAACTATTGCTTTCATCAATAAAGAAAAGCACAAGATCGATTTGGGACAAGAGCCCAACAACTTGGTGGAACGAGCCATTAAGACTCAGTATGAACTGATGATTGAGAAGACCATTGGTGGCATCAAAAAGGGTCTTGAAGCCAACAAAGACAAGAAAGCTCGTATCGATACTCCGATTGATGTCATTGTGGCAGGAGGCACTGCAAGTCCTCCGGGGTTTGATACCTTGTTTAGTAAATTACTCATGGGAACTAAGCTAAATGTCGATGTCGGTGCCGTCATCCGTCCTGATGATCCGATCTATTCCGTGTCTCGCGGCTGTTTGATCGCTGCTGAGAACGCTGGATAAACCAGTCATTGTGAGGGGGATAGATCCATTGCCAATAAAATATGAATGGTTTAATGGATTTAGACGCTCTTATGAGAATGAAAGAACTTCCAGAAATACATCTTCTACGAAGACTATGTATAGCTATGTTCTTAATGCAAATGTTTAGGAAGGAATAGAAATGACAGAAGGCATTCACAAATTCGTAAACGACTTGGGTGTAGCAGCTTATATCCTGATGCACGGTTACGTAGTAATAGGAAAGCGTGGACGGTCGATTTATTTTGAGTGCGCCACAGAAGAAGAAGCAGAAGGTTTTGATAAGCTGGTTCTTGAATACCAGCCTCCGAATGAGTTTTATACATTCGATTCGTGCCTGATGTTTTTGAAGAAGATCAACGAGGTCGTGCCGACCGAACTTGACGAGAATCTAAACAAAGTAGTTTCTGATCTTGGTGTGGCTGCTTATCTCCTCATGAAGGAGTATGGCGGAAAATACGGAGAACAGAGCTTGGGAGTAAAAGTAATTGGCAAAAAGGGCAAATACGTTTACTTCGAACACCCAGAGGGTAAAAGTGATGCCTTTGAGAGATTATCTTATCAATATCTCCCAAGTCAGTTCCAAACCTATGACTCGAACCTCATGGCACTGAAGAAAATCGGTGAGTACATGCCTCCGAAATAGTTTTCCCTATCGTATATACGATTACACAGGCCAGTGTAAACAGGGAGAAAGCTATGAGAAATTTCGTTCATTACCGAAAAGATCAACTTCGAGAGACCATTAAGCAAGAAACCATTCGGGAAGGTCTCTCGAAACGATTGGATGTATTAAGGATAGATCTTCTGGAAGCTATCAAACTTCCAAAATTACCGCAGCAAACTATCCTTGCTGAAGCTCAATATCGTAAGTCTTGCAAAGAAGACTATCGAATTAACAGTGCTTTTGTAAATGATATCATTCAGGAATGCAAACTGCATTTGTATGATTCGATCATAACAGAAGCCGAAGCTTCTTTTAATGCTGGATCATCTCTCGCTAAATTTAAGTCAGATCTATCAGCAACAGTTGATAAATTTGTTGCAACTATGACAAGTCTCATAGCTCATTCTACAAGCAATGTTCGTGATCCAGAACAGGCTACTGATGCTGACGTGGCTCCCTCGGGAACAGGCGGATCTCCTGCTGGTGGCGGATCGAGCCCACCTCCCGTGCCTGCCGCCGCTGGTGGATCTGGTCTTCGTGGTCGCACACCTGATCCCTCAACGGGAACAAGCTCTTATACTGCGGATGCCAGTGGAATTTACGACAATCAAAGTGGTTCTGTTTCTGGCGAAAAACCAAAACCCCTGCAAGGCATCCGACCCACAACTCAATCAGGTTACCAGCCTGCTAAAATGGGATCATTCAGTCCCTCTGATGGTGTTTTTGCTGGTGCTGGTAGATTACTTGGTCGCGCCACAAGACCTGTTAGAAGAGTATGGCACAACGATCCTACTCGCCAAATGTCCAGAGAACATGTTGAAGCTCTCGAATTTCTATTCACAGAAAATTGGGACGGTCAAATTGCTTCCACATTGAAAGATTTCGATGCAGAAGTCAAATCTCTGATCGCAAGTCAGCTAGACCAAATCATTAAACAGATGGGCGTTGACCCCAATGCTGTCGCTGGCGATGGCGATGCCGGTGCTGGTGCTAGTGGCATGGGAGGAATACCAACTTCTCCTATTGGCGGAACTGATTCTATTGATGGAAGTGAGGTTCCTGAAGACATGAAAACTGGAAATCCAGAAGTTGACAGAGAATTAGGACAAGAAGGCGATTATGCTGCCAGACAAGGTGGCGGTGAAGAAGAAGTTAAAAATGCAATAGAAGGAAGAAAGCACGAGTTGGCAAAGCTAGGCGCTCAAGATCTTAGTACCGAAGATCTGCAAGTTTCCTTTGATGTAAAAACATCTCCAAGAGCAAAGAAACAATCAATCGCCAAAGAATCATTTATGGTAAACGGCAAAGCCATTACTGGTGATGGAGCTATTAAAAATGCAGTAATCAAATTGGTCTTTATGCAACTTCCAAAACTCCGACCAGAACAATTCCAATATCCACCAGAAGCACTGTATGCATCCAGAGGCAAAGGTGGATCTTATAATTCTGGCGACGTAAAACCCAATTACGGCGGGAAAGAAAAAACAGTTCGAGATTGGCTTGGTATCACAGAATTCGCAAAGGGAACTGGAGCCGCAGGCAAGGCGGTAAATTACTTGTCTTCCGCACACCAGATATTGCATGGCTCAACAATGCTTCCAGATCCTGAAAAGGGAACCAGAGCACCCGGAGCAGCACCCGGAGCAGCACCCGGAGCAGCACCCGGAGCAGCACCCGGAGCAGCACCCGGAGCAGATGTCAGTAGTTTCATAGATTACATTTCCAAAAAGCAACCAGAAGCTTGGGCTCAATTTGTAAAGTCAACAGAGGCAGATCCAGAAATGGATAGTATTGAAAACTCAATCAAGCGTGCATTGGAAGGAGGCAGAACTCCAGAAGATTTGGAGAAGATAGTTCTTAAGTCTGGTGCCAAAAGTGGAGTCGACCAGAACACTGTCCCACCAGAAAGCGAAGGTGAATTAGAAGTAGCATCTGGATATCCCGATGTATTGGCAAATTCCAAATCTGAATTTGAACAAGGCGGCAAACAAGTCGAGCCCTTCACTATTGACGATGCGACATTCAAGTCACTTGTAGATGCCTACATGCAAGAAGAAGGATTAAGCATGAAAGACATGGCACAAGAAGAAAACGTAGATGCATTTGGGCAACAAGCAATGCTTCCTTGGTTACAAGAAAAAGTCAGGAGCGGAGAAATAAAACGACGCCAAGCAGGCGTAGCACCTCCAACAGAAGCACCTCCAACAGAAGCACCTCAAGCAGGCGTAGATCCAACAGAAGCACCTCCAACAGAAGCACCTCCAACAGAAGCACCTCCAACAGGAGTTCCCGGAGTAGGAGAAACACCTTTAAGCTCAGAAGAGCTTAAAATAGATATGACAGATTTTGCTATGGAAATTGTCCAAAAAGCTAGACCCGAAAATTCTCCAGAGCAAAATAAAAAGGACGCCGATGATTACGTAGCGCGTCTAATTCAACCTGCCACAGAAGCCGCTACTGATGAAAAAGGAGACATAGACGAAGAAACATATGCTGAATTGCTACAACAAAGATATGATTATTTCCAACAACAAGTAGCTAAAAAAGAAGCGGCTAAAAAAGCAGAAGCAGAAGCAACTACGCGAGCCGCAATGAGAAAAGAGTCCTTCGTTCAAAATCTTAAAAACAAGATGAAGAATCTATTTTCCTAAGAGATCATGAGCGTCCATGGTTCGCTTGGTGTTTTCCGCCAGTGCTTCCAAGGCATCGATATCAACAAAAGTTACGCCGCCATCTGGCTCTTCAGGTGACGGTGTTTCTTTTGGCATCCCCTTGATGTCTGGCTGCACTTTCTCACCCGTCTTCTTCTCATAATCCTTAATCATCTGAGCGTGCTCTGGATTATCAGGGTTCAATTCTATCTCTTGATGAATGGAGATGACGTGATCCATAGCGAAATAGCTTAGAAGATCATTGTTGTATGGGTGAGTTCCCCAAATGCCGTCCATTGTAATTTCTTGGATGTAGATCACGAAATGTTCTCGCGAGATCTTCTCATCGAAACTACGATTCATCGAAGTGCTGATAATGCTACAGACTTTTCCCACAAAGTGCTGCATTTGTTCGAGTGTTCTACCATGTTTCATACAATATCAGAGTGTGATTACTAAATAATCCAGAAGGAGCCCAATATGCCCGGAATTAGAAGTAAGAACAGCAGGGTCAAACATGGGTTTATGCCCGCGTACTCGCCCAGATTGAAGGCAGAGCCCACAGAAGAATATAATATTCCTTTGTGGCAGCCAGATGGCTCTATCAAATACGTTGACAAAGAAGGGTTCAACTGGATGGTAGACAACAAGTTTATCGATCTGCCTAGACTGTCAGAGACAAAAGATGATCCGCCGTCGAGTCTGTAAATCGCTTTTCAAAGCGTTCCACATAGGATCTCAATGTGTAGATGTTGCGTTCAACCAAAAGTTTATTCCAATCTTTGTAAACTGTAGGTGGTCGAACATAATAGATGCTGGGAAACCCAGCTTCCAAGAGAGCGTCCCCCACTTGAGCCATGGCTTTGCGCCCAGCTTCATCGGAATCGAATGCCAGAACTGGTTTATATCCTCTTAGCAGGTCAATCTGGGCATCTGAGAGGTACTTGCCGCCGCAGGCACAACCCACCAGATCCGCTAGAGAGAGCGAGATTGCGTCTAGTTCACCTTCCATGATGTAGACCCTAGTTCCGGGCTCTGGCCAAGTTGTCATGTACAGGACATTCTCCTGATCACCTTCCTTGGGCTTAACGTACCGCAGTTTGTTCTTTTTATCCATGGAACGACCATTCCAGAAATATCGATTCCCTTCTCGGTCATACCAAGGGATCATGATCCGATTGCCATATTCCTTTTCTGTGGTACAGACATAAATACCTGCGGTAGGAATCTTACGTGCTGCCAGATATTGACGAGATTTGGCACGCCAAATATTGTTAGGAGACATTGTGTCGATTTTGAAGGTGAAGTCAGGGAAAGGTAATTCCTCAACTTCCTCCTCTTCTTCAAGAATTATGGGAGTTTCTTCTTTGCAACCGAAAAATCGATGAACTTTTTGCTCTAGGCTACGTAAAGAAGTAGTTCCTGTAAGTAACTCTTCGGCTTCTTCAAATGGGATACCGTCCAAATCGGATACGAGTGAGACCAGAGATCCCATTTCATCTGTAAGCCAGCATCGATACACGCCGTGATCGATACCTTTCTTTCCGCCAGATGGGCTCATCCATAGCTTGTATTTTCGATCTTCTTTACCGATTTTGCTCTCGGACCACAGAGAATGAGTGGTAATTTCTGTACCATGAGCCGTGTTCTTCACTCTGACATTATGTTCGCCGAATTGGTCGTTGGCCCATTCAAGAAATGTATCAAAATCCACGCCCATGAAAATCTCCTTAAAATCCACTTGTGTTATACAGTAAAATAGACGATACTGCAAGTGTGAAACGATGCCTAAAGGTATCTCCAGAGAAAGGTCATTTCATGCTTATCAATCATCAAAGTGTTTCGAGAAAGAAATGCTACGATACCTGCCCACAACAATACAAATTTCGCTACCATCTTAAAGTCCCACGCCCCGGCGAAGAACCATTCTATTTTACATATGGTACCATCGTCCATAGAGTCGCAGAACTTTATGTCCAAAACAAAGGTGAGAGAGCCATTGAAGAGATCGTCAAAGATGTTTTCAGCGGTAAGTGCGACTTGGATGATCGTGGGAGAAAATGCCCGCCTCTTACAGAAGATTACAAGAAGAAGTTCCCCAAGCACATCAAAGCCGTCAAGGAACTCATAGACAGAATTGGGACCACAGGGATAACCGAACACAAATTTGAATACGATTTAGATCCACCTCACAAGAAAATGGTGCTTGGATTTATCGATCTTCTTATTGTTGGAAAAGGCAAAGCCTTTATCATCGACTACAAGACTACTAAGAAGGGTAAGTTCCGAGTCAACAAGAACACAGTCAAAACCGATCTTCAGCTTCGCATGTACTCGCGTGTTATTCAACGTGAATTCGGTGTTGAAGCCAAGAACATCAAGGCAGCAATGTACTATGTGGAAGGTGCAAACATGGTTGGTTGCTGTTACAGTGACGAATCACTGGAAGCTGCTGAGAAGGAATTGCTTGAGGCTTATGACAGGATCGAAGCATCAGATCCAGAAAAGGTCTGGGGCAAGGTTGGATGGCATTGCAAAAATTGTGATTACAACACATTGTGTTCCTTTTACACTAATAATGACGTTCCTGCTTGGGACGGGAACATGGATAGCCTTGGAGGAGGATGGTGAGTGTATTTGCAGAAGGCGCTTATAAATTCTATCTTTTCTTGAAGAAAGAATGTGATAAAAAACGCCGTATTTTTGAACAATACGGATTTGATGTAGATGGATTGAAGATAATCGCTCCCAGAGAATGGGAATTGATGGGAGCGATTCTTATGAGAGATAAAGCGAAACTAGGAAACGGTGCAGATCTTATGAATCATGAGATAAAATCTGCAAGAATTGGTAATTCCTTTGAGTATCAATATCACAAAAACTCGGGTTTAGACAAACTTCAAGAGGATCGCTCTGTTGATCACATTTTCTTTTCTTACGGAAAAGGTTATGAAAGAATAGAAGTAAGACGATTATTGAGTACACAACTCTGTGAAACTTTTGATAACTGGGTCATTGACGTTAAAGAATCTTATCACTCAGAGAATCCCAAGCAACGATGCCGACATAATGTTTCGTATGGTTATGTTAATCAAAACGGAGAACTCTTGATGTTGATCGAAGATGGAAAACTTATCATTGCAAAGGGAGAACAATGAAAGAAAATCAATTCGTTGCTGAAGTGAACATTCCATTTCCTTGTGGAGATACTGGTCGCGAATTAGAGCAGTGGATCAATATACAACATGCTGGGAAGAACCAAATACCTTTGGACGAAGAGGTGAGCGAAGAACACACAAATGCCCATCACTGTCTTCACTCTACACGTAAAATTTCCGTTCTTGTTGAGGTGAAAAAAGATGGAAACTGGAAGTTCTTGAAAATATTAAGTGATGACAAATGATGAAAGACGCTTTCGATAAACCAATTGAATTGGGCGATAAGGTGATTTACAGCACTGGTGGATCAGGAACTACATATGTGATTGGCGAAGTGTCTAAATTACATGCGAGTGACCCAAACAATAGTTCCTACTATCCACCTGATCGTGTGACAATTGCCCCTTTGTATACCACAAATAGGATTGGATTCTCAAAGAATCCAATCCTATACGCTTCAAATGTAGTGGTGTTAGAGCAGATAGATTAACGTTCCGGCAATGGAATGTAGTTATCCGGGTATTCGCCTTGAGGATTATTGCGATCTTTGATGGGGATCATCCTAGCCAAACTGTATCCTACTTCATTGAGCCATTCATAGCCGTTTTGCTTGTTGTATTGTCGAACGGTCGACAAAGGTGTGAAGTATCCGTTTCCACTTCCATCGTATTTCGAAGTTCCCCAGCAGATACCTACGTAATAGCTCTCAGACATCAACCCACCGCCAGAACGTCCGGGTCGCGGGCTGTTTTCTGTGGTGACGAGATCATTCCAGCCTGACCCGACATCACGAAAACCAATATGACGAACATTGTAGTGTGCCACTTCTCTACCGCCATCACAACCAACGGAATGCAACATCATATCTTTGTGAAACTCGAAGTTATCGGGGGCGATAGGCAGGTATTCCGGCTCCCAATCTGGCTTAAACCTTAGCAGACTGATATCTCTGCCACGGCTGTTACTGTAATACAGAACTTCAGCAGGATACTTTTTGGGTTGATCCAGCTTTTGGTTGTTGTGATACCAAGTGATTACTGTACATGTGACTTTCTTTCGTTTGCTTTCCTCGGCAGTCATGTTCCCATCCCATAGATGTCCGCAGGACTGCATGTAAGCCCATCCATCTTCTGGATTGTAGTAGACAATGGTGCCCGACCCAGAAGCGTCAGAAACGCTTATCTTGAGTCCTGTAGCTATCCATTTACGATATTCTTGGCTACGTTGTTCGAGCGGAGCATTTCCGTGTGCAATTGCTGCAAATGGGTCATCGCCAACCAATGGCATATTGTCGATAGCGTGTACTTCCAGATCATAAGAGACTGGAACACTATTCGATCTCATATTGACCCAAAGCGACAAAGCGACAACAATATACACAAGAAAAGCAGTGATAAAGAGAGTTTTTCGCATGTGTGCCACCTAAACTGGTCCAATGTATCTAATCTATATATGTGAGGAAACATGCTTAGTTTAACCATACAACACCTTATTCATCTTACCCGAGATCAAAGATACGCACTTCACGCTGGAATTGAAATAGTTGTGACGGGAGTTTCTGTGCCTGTATGGCACATGGAAAAAGCAACTTCCGAACCCGCTAAAGAAGTATTTTGTAGGTATTATCTCAATAATGGCAAAGAGGATAACCCCATTCAAGTCAGGGATGATGGCTATGAAGTTTCTATACCACACAGGGACGGCAAGAAATTAGACCTTACAGACGAACAATGGATGGATTTGACTTTTAACAAACCAGAAGAGTTGGAGAAATTGTATCAAAAGTGCATTCCAGAAGTTTCCTCAAAGAATTTGTTGGATGTATGTGATGGCGGACATCAACACATGGCGTACAGAGAGCACAACAAATTGGAGCAAAAGGAGAAACCACTGAACGTTGTTCATTTTTTGCAAATCAATGACATGAAAAAGCTGGTTGATTCTCTATGAAGTTCCATCAAGACAATCTCTTAATTGCATACCAATCCTGACAGTTACCGAGTCTCCACTGTTGACTTCGATAGCAGTCGTAAGCACTGCTGTGGAAATCAGATAACTTGTGTTGTCATTGGTGTCAGAAATGAATAAGTTGCTGACTGGCCCCCATGACCCGGTTGTTGCTCTGAATGCAACAATTGGACTTACGGCCACAAAATGACTGTCCTCAAAGTTTATTGCGAAATCATCATGAGAGTGAACTGGTTGTCTTTCATAACCACTTCCAGCAGGCTCTCCAATCAAATCATCTGGAGTGTCATCACTTGCCACAACTTGTCGATTGTCCATTCCCAAATAGTAATACTCTGGAATAGTGCCATTTTCAGGCCAAGTTGATCCGCCGCCTTGAAAAGCAGCCCGAAGCAGAAACTCTTCGCCATCCACGTGTAAAAGATTGTGAATGTTATGGTCTTTCCAGATCACATTTCCATCGGTATCACAGTGGGTGATGTCAAGAATCTTCATTATACCGTGCCAATTGTTATTCATCATATTCAATCTCCTCTCATATATAAGTATTATGAGATTCAAAAACTGGCTTCAAATTGAAATGGGTCCGGGAGGAAATGCCACCATGGACAGTCCTGAGAAGGACGCAATGGATCGAGCAAAATATGATGCATCCAAAGGAGTTGGTGCATTTCCGCAAGGTGGCGATAATCCGGTTAAACTCGGAATCAGAACCGCCACAGTGGGTTATGAAGATCCCGCGAGCCGTCGTAAAGCCATGCGTAAGAAAATGAAGAAAGAGTCAGTTGTAAGCTGAACTAAAGACTAATTCAGGAGCCACTCGGGTGGATCTCAAAAACTTCTTTCTCCACATCGTCCAAATTGTCCATTTCTCTGGATCATCTTGTTGGACGACATTTTGTTCTGACGAAGTTAGTCTGTGCCGACTAAATCGTTCATAATATATGTCAGTAAGAATTGGTTGGCTGAAATGCAAATTGGCATAAGCCTTCCACAACCAAGCTTCTTTCATTTGCTTGTGTATTTCAGAATGGAGGTATTTGCTTAGAAAATGGTTATAGGTGCGTTCATCCATAGGATGGTTGTATCTGTTATATCCGTTGTCGATTGGTTGTTCTACGTAGGAAAGTAGAATGTAGTCTCCCGGAAGAACAACTCTTTCACTATCAAAGATTTCATCTTTGTGAACTTCGTAATTGTCACTTCTTGGAAGCCTCTCATCTTCAGACAGCTTGTCTAAATGAAAATGAGTGACTTTGTAAAGATTAGATCGACCGGGCTTCCTTTCAAGGAAAACAATGATCTTACCGCCCATCCAGTGCTCCACAAAAAGAGAGCAGGGGGTTTGAATGAACTTTTTTATTGCCCCGGTTCTAACGAGGTACTCAATGCCAAGATTCATGTCTATTCCCAATCGTCGTCATCGTCATCGTCATCGTCATCGTCATCGTCATCGTCATCGTCATCGTCCCAATCATCGCCTTCTTCGTCCTCATCCTCTTCTTCTTCATCTTCCGCATACCATTCGTCATCGTCTTCATCTTCTTCCAATTCATCATCTTCGTCGTTGTAATATGGATTTTCTTCATCATCATAGTCGATATTGTGATTTGCTTCAGCAAGCCATTCTGGTAGATATTCGTCATATAAGCGGGTCATGATAATCTCCTACTAATGGACACACGTAGGGTATATTAGAACGGACTTGCCATTTTTTGGCAAGTCCGTTTGAAAATAAAGAAGATTTTTTAAGGAGTTCTAACGAGATACTTTGTATTTTATAGAACAACACGAAGCTTGGCTAGTGCCACTCGTGTTTAGAGGACACGGAATTCTCTCGATGAGTTTATAGGTATGTCCATTTTCATCAGATCGTAAGGCAAAGTAAGTCACGAGCTTTCCATAGATCTGTTCCCACTCCCATCGCGGAGTACCTTCAGGAGCCCTTGAAGGCTCGTTGCAGCCACTACTACCTCCGCAGCAACCATTATTGCTTTCGGGCTTATAGGCTCGACTGTATTCGGCTCTGTTGGTCCCATCGTAATATCCCATGATATCTCCTATGAAAAATGAGTACGCACAAGTTTTCCGTCTTGTACCTCAAACGGTGTATCTGTTCTGTCGCCAACCTTATTGGAAACATGCAGATAATCAACCATGTTTTGTGCGGCCATCAAAACTTCGTTTTCTGTAACCTCAACAGAATCAATGATGTTCTTTTCGTTGTCATATAGATAGAGCTGATCATTGGGGATCTCTAACTCGACATTGTAAAGAGGATTGTTCCCAGATTGAGCACTCATCACGTGATCTGAAAGCTTAAATCGAAGAGTGCTTTGTGTTTTCACGATGCCTTCTTCGTTGTCGCAAACAGGAGCAGAAAGAATTCGCAGTTGAACCTCTGGGATCAATTTTCTGTCAACGAACACCTTACGCATGATATCTTGGTAAGCTCCATCAAACTTAGTTTTATCAGCCCATAACATGGTTTTTGCCATTGTTTCGTAAAAATGAACATTCAAGCCAGCGTGCAAAACGCCTTCAATTGCTCTTTTGCCCAAAGACAACTTAGCTCGTTTCAATGCTTTCAATGGAACCATGCCTTCAGCAACATGTTTTTCATAGATGCCAACTATGATGTCGTAATAAGCGCCCAAGAATACGCGACCAAAACTGTGGCACTCTGCTGCCAACTTATTGTGGGGAGCGTCTTTCGGTAATTTGCTAGGTGATACATATTTGAAATTGTTCACAGCACTACGTAAACAACCGGGGCTTCTTCCGCTTTCTGGCGGACTGAATTTGTAAATGGCATTCCCGACTTGTTCTGCAAGATTGGATATGACATTGGGTTTTCTGAGGTTTCCATCTGTTTGTTTTAATGCACGTTGGAGAATCTTATCGTAAGACATGACGTTAAGTATTGCTGTAAGATCAGCAAAAGCTTCATGAAACGACCAGATCTCTAATGACGCAGCACTCCATGTTTCTGGTCGATAAGCGTCCAGAATAGCATGTCCCAATTCATGTGCAACAATGTCAGTAGATTCCGAAGTGAACACCGTGCCGCCAATTTTTTTGTGTGCGTAATAAAAAAACCTCAAAGAACGTCTGTCGTAGTAAGCGTTCAGATCGGCTCCTGCTCTCGGCATCACAATCAAATTGGATGTGCCTGCCCAACTGTTTACTTTATAACCCCATCTTTCATAAAGGTTGAGAACGTTTGTCACAGTCACGTAACAATTAGCAGCTAAGGCTTCTTGAGAACCTCTGGTGAATCCTCCCCCAGCATAATGTTGCACGGTGTACTTGGGCATAGCTGGAGCTTGAGGGGCATCCATGATTTCAACCAAATCCAATGTGGTAGGATCATTCAGAATGTATTTGATTTGCTTTCCATTATCTTTCTGTGGACTAGGTGCCTGACGAGGCAACTTCCAGCGACGTTTCGGTGTTTGCTTGGGCTTTCTTACTCCGAAAAGTTTATCGAAAAATTTCATATCAACCTCCTTATTACGAAAAATTCCACAACAACACTCCTAACCTATATAGGATTAACAGGAGTCGTACCATGAGTTTGAGTCAAAAAGAAAAAGCCATTAAAGAACAAAGAACCATCGAAGCCACCAAAAAGAACCTAATGGGTTCTGTGGGAAAACTGGGGATAATTGTTCAAACACTTGGATCTGAAGTCGTCAGGCAAGCTTCTGGACTTTATGATGTTGGCTACTTAGGCGACCCTTACGAAGATGCATCCGAAGTAGAATACGGATCGATGTTAAGCGACCAAAATGGGCCAGAAATATGGAACAATGATGTCCAAGATGCAGAAGACTCTTTCTCCCAGCAGATCGGTTATGTTTTCGATGGTTTGAGTCGCGGTATGCATTTTGAAATTAAGTTCTGGACACACAACCAAAAACTCGAAGTCACTTACAAAGGATATGAAGTGTACAAAGAGATAGCAGGAGAGCTATTATGCTACGCTCCTTTTGATGAATGGGAGCAAATGGTTGAAAGACTTTACAAAGCCGCCAAAAAGGAATCGAAGTATCTTAAAGAGCTAAGGGATCTAGAAATCATGGGTACGATTGATGAACAAAAGAAATCTTTTTGGCAGAAGCTCAAATTCAGATGGGGGATATAAGACCTGTATATGCGGTAAGTGCCGTGTTTATCGAGTGGTTTCGAGGTTGTTCAGGCATCCAACTCTCCAAAATCTAAGCCCACAACAGTAGATAACATTGCAGTAGTTCGTCTTTCTTTTACCCACAGGGAGGGGAAAATGGCTAATAACCAACATGACCATAATTGCCCATGCGAAGACCAAAAAAGGGTCGAACAGATTCGACTTCAAGATGGTCGCCAAGCAGAGAGGCATACCATAAAGGATGAGAATGGTAATGAAGTGGTTGAAATCTTCGCAGAGGAACAACGTCCTCTAAAACTCGAAGAACGAATCGTAAGAGAAACAAAGCGAATCGTGGCCAAAGAGACTCGGGAAACAATCAAGGATGGCGAAGTGGATCACGTAGAGGTCCGTTCGCTTGAGCCCGAAGTGCCATTACAAATTCGTGAACGCATTGGTGTAGCTGACCATGGTAAAATTGTTGACGGTGATTATGTTCGCAAAGAAGAAATTGGTCAACTAGTTGCTGATGGCGTTGTCGCTGGTGTTGAGGCATTGATGGAGAACATGGTTCCTCACGAACCAGTACATCCACCAGTAAGAGAAGAAGAGGTTTATGAGGAGCCGGTTCGTTACGCACCAGAGCCCCAGAAACCCTTGCGTGCCCAATCAGTGATTGAAAATAACGTTTCCGAGAAGAAGAAGAATGACAACCTCATGAATGGTGTGTTAGCATTTATTCTTGTTGCCCAAGTGGCTTTCTTTGGTTACATCTTTTTCGTAATGTAAGGAGAGAACATTTGGAATCAGTACACGCTGTATAACTTTCCCTCCTATATAAAAAACGTGGCTCCCTCAAAAAGGAGCCACGTTTTTCTCGCCACAACCAAACAAGAAATCAAAACACCTGCCTTCCGGTATGTCGGAGAAGAAAGTCTTAACGATCTGTTCAATGACCTTGCTCCAACTATTAGGGCGTGTCACACGGACGCACACGTACATCCCATCCTTCAACGACTTCTTCGCCGATGATATCAGTGATGTGTTTCTCAGCACACTTTTTGGATTGCTTCACCGCTTCTTCGTAGGACACACTTTTTATCATTCCAAGATCTGCGAACTTTGGACCAAGTCCCTTGTGTCGATACATCAACTGTGCCATCCAATGATGAGTGGCTTGATGAGTGCTGGGTGTATTTGGAGGTTTGGTTTCATCCAAGAAATTGAAGTATTCAACGCCGCCAATATGACACATGGCTCTAGCAAAAGCATCATCCCATGTGTTAAAGTCTTCGTCATCATGTAGGTTTTGGTCAGAAAAGGTCTGAACTTTCCATAACACAAATTTTGGACGAGGATGTGAGTTGCTTTCTGGGTATTCGCAAATCAAAAATCCATGTTCCATGAGTAACTTAAGATATTTCTCCACTTCATTCTCCTAATAAAAAAGCCCCGCCCAAAATTGAACGAGGCTTGCCCCACCCTTGCTTAATTGTCTTACGCGCCCTCGGTGAACATTGCCAAGATCGGCATTCGTTCCAGTGTCGACTTCTCAGGGTCTTTCAAGAACGTCTTCGAGGTTTGTCGCAGACGGACGTAGTCTCCCCACTTGGCGATACGATCTTTGCGATACGTCTTGACCGCATTCTCGTTCAATGCTTGGGAGACTGATCTTACTTCATTGCCGCATCGGAATTCATACCCAACGATCTTCGTGGGCGTGTCTTCAATGATCAACACAGTTCGGCGAACTGGATGACTGTGAGTACCTCGGTAAAAGAACTTCGCCACCGGTCGATTGGAAACGAGTTCATACACTTTCTTCTTGGTTGTGGCCATGATGGGCTCCTTGGATTTCTTCGTATAGTCTCTGAACGTATTTCACGTCTCCCAATCTTTTATTGGAAAAACGATCATCTGTCAAGGGTACTTCGAATAAAAGATGTTTCTGTAACAACTCGGGCAGTTCATTCGGGGGAGGTGAACCTTCTGGAAGCTCAATTTCCGCCAACGCCATGTACAACCCATCACTGCTGTAGAAGAGGTCAATCTCCCATACAGTTCTATCTTTATTTTCGTAGTAATGCCTTGTTTTCTTGAGCTTTAAGTCAGCAACCTCCCACAAATCCATGCCATCTCTAGTATTGAGACTTTGTTCGATCTCAACTTGTCTTCCTGTAACTTTCTGTTTGAAAGTGTAAATCCATTCTTCATTACCATTCGCATAAATGCAATTCCGAACACGAGCATTCATGGAGTCGGATGTGGCCAGATAGCCTTGCCGGATTGTTCCTTGCGGCAAGCCGATCAATCTCGGATCGACAGCAATTTTCACATCCAAAAAATACTTGTACTCAAACTCAGTCGACATGATTTCTCCTTTTTAGAAAGTCATTTTGTACATCATGCACTCTGGCATCGTGTGCTTCAAAGCCATTTTTCCCCATTTATCAAGAATAGTTTTGTCTTGAGAGGAAAACTTGACAATGTGATTTTTGCCATCTTTATGTTTACATGAATAGACATAAGTGGATAACCCATGTTTGCGGTTAAGTATTTCAGAAAATTCAACCAATCCTTCTTTCTGCCAGCCCTTAGCAGCAATGGACATTTGGTGAGATATTTTTCCTAGATGTCCATCATCCAAGTACCAAATCATCAATCCAAGTAAATCCAACTGTTCTACCAAATCCAAAGGAATCTTTGATTTCCTCTTGTGCTCTGGTAAGTAAAATTTATCTCTTAGTAAATCGAAGATAGGATGTGAAAGAGTTATGACTTGTGCAGTTGATTTCCATACATAAAATCTAGGCTTGAATACAAACAATTTTTTAGCTTTCCATTCAGCGTAGTCTTTCTGTTTAAGTCCATGAGACTCACAAAATCTATGATGTTTTAAGTTAGGTGATTGCTTGTTGCAACAACCGTCACCTAACATGCTTCCAAGAAGAACCTGAAAAGTGATATTATCGATGTCTTCCAATTTCAAATTTTGATCTACTTTGAAATTGTCTTTTTTTACTAAAGATCGCCCTAGTTTCATGCGGCGGAGAAGTTCGCTCTCGGAAATGACCAAATTCATGTACTTGGCTTTACTGAGAATTGCATCTCTGCTGCGACACGGAAGCAACTTTTGTAATTCCGAAACTAGTTTGGTGCTCCAGTTTGATTCAAGCACTTCAATTTCTTTTTCTGTCCATTTTTTACCCATACAATTATATAGCGTTGTGTATTCATTTTCTGTGGGCAAAATCACAATTTTTTGTTGGCATTTTTCTTCCTTACTCCAAAAATGGCACGGTTCCGTGATCTAGATCTGTATCTTCTAAGACTTCGAGCTTAATGGCTCTTTTTACAAGACCATCTTGACACACTTTCCAAAGTAATTCAAGACCATATCTCGAAATGCCTTCCATACCCTCATAGTTCAACTTGTCAGCATCATCTGTAACTTGATGATAAGGACTTGTACCTGTTCCTGTATGCATAAAAACCACAGGAACACCACGACGAGAAAAGGAAGCGTGATCAGAACCACCGCCACCAGTCTTTGTCACTCTGATGGCAAATGGATACTTGTCTTTAAGATCTGTAATCAATGAATCTACGGGTCCGAAATTGGTGGTGATCGATACGGTTCGCGGAAGATACCCGATCATATCCAAGTTTTCCATAAAGATGTGCTTGTCTAAAGAAGGTCCGCTCTTGGGAAAAGTGGGACTTCCAACATAATGTGTGCTGCCGATCAACCCCAGTTCTTCACCTGAGTAAAGCTGGAACACGACCGTTCGCTTGCACTGTTCTTTGATCATGGATAATGCTTCAGCCATTTCGAGAACCGCAGAAGTTCCAGAAGCATTGTCGTCCGCTCCATTGAATACTCCATTGCGACCCGTGCCGATGTGATCGTAGTGCGCTCCAACTACAACAACCTCATCGGGCTTCTCTGTGCCTTCAATCCAAGCATAGACATTCTCAGTTGAACCATCTCCAGTTCTGACCTTGAACTCATCTAGTTCAGTTGGCAGCCCATACCCTTGAAGCTGTTTGACGATGTAATCTCTGGCTGCATCACATCCCGGTTCTCCACTCTTACGACCTTCTAATTTATCGTCTGCAAGGAAGTAGACATGTTCTTTAAGTTCTTCAGCAGTGACAGAATCAACTGCTTCTTCAAAGGTTTTAGGTTTTGGTTCTTCCGGTTTCACGGCAGGTTCATCAGGTCGATAAGGTTCTCCTATCGTAGTTGGGGGACCAGATTTCTTCACGAACCTGATGTACGAAATCCCCATTGTCATCACTGACACGACAACAATCAGCAAGATTAACGTTTCTCTGGCTTTCATTTTTTTTTCTCCATGATGTGGCAAAAATTGAAACTTCCTTAATAACTACTTTTGGTAACTTTGAGTTAGGAGGCAGTTAATTATGCCATTTAAGGATGTAGACCCCAACTGGCGGGCGAAATACTCTACGTTAGAAGAGTTTTATCAGGTCGAATATGACCCGAAATATTACGGTTTCAGTAAGCACGAGACGGCCATCGATCCGTTAGAGCCGTTTGAGGACATCGAAAATTATCCCCCCGAGGTCCAACAAAAAGAGCTACTGAAGTGTGCTATGTCATTTTCATACTTCTGTCATAAGTATGTAAAGATCGCACACCCCAAGCGGGGTCTTATTCCTTTTATTATCTACAAATACCAAAAGCGAGTCATCAAAGAATATGAAATGAACCGTTTCAATATTCTTTCGAAATTCCGTCAAGGTGGGCTGACCACAATTACAGTAATTTGGTCCACGTGGAGATGTCTGTTCAAACTAGACGAAACCATCATGGTGTTGTCCAAGTCAGATCGTGAAGCCATTGCTGCTGGCGAAATTGTCAAACGAGCAATGATTGAACTCCCTGAATGGATGAAACCAGACATGGAGAAGAACAATGATCACCAGAAGATCTTTTCTGATACAGGTTGTAAGCTGTTCTTCTACACACCCGAAGCGGCTCGTGGGCGATCCATTACGTACCTCATTCTTGACGAAGCTGCGTTTATTCCGCAAATGGAGAAACACTGGAAGGCTATGTTCCCGACGATCAGCACTGGTGGGCATTGCATCTGTGTCTCTACGGTCAATGGAGTCGGTAATTGGTACTACGACATCTTTAAGGGTGCGGAAAAGACACCTCCGCAGAATGACTTTAACATTATTGAATTGGATTACTGGGAACACCCTGACTACGATGACGAAGACTGGGTTAAGCAGACTCGTGCGCAATTGGGTGAAAAGGGTTGGCTTCAGGAAGTTATGCGTGACTTCTTGGGTGCCGGTGATTCTTACATCGACCCAGAAATCATCAACGACCTTGACTTAACCACAAGAGAAATAGAGCCACTAAGAAAATTGTTCCCGGACTGGAATAACTACGAAGAAGCAAGAGAAGAACGAATCACCGACATGGACAATTGGCATCGAGGCGCTTTGCTGATTTGGAGAGAACCCGTTGAAGGCAGAGACTATATCATTGGAGTCGACTCTGCGGAAGGCATGGGCGAGGATGGAGACAACAGTTGTTTCCAAGTAATTGATTCAGTGACCAGTGAACAAGTAGCCGAATTCTACAGCAACATTTGTCCACCACACAACTTTGCTCAGATATTGGCAATGGTAGGGCAAACCTACAATACCGCAACAGTTGTTATAGAAAGTCAAAGTGCTGGACTTACCATCTTAGAAAAGCTCCAACATGAGTTTTATTACGATAACCTCTTTGAGAGTTCTCAAGGAAGTGTCACAAATATGAAACCGGGAATCAAAACTACACAAAGTAATCGACCCAAGTTTCTAACCACCATGCAAACTCTGCTCATCAATCACAGCATTGCTATTCGCAGTCGACGGTTTGTTAAAGAACTCAAGGGATTCATATTCGATCCCCAAACCAAAAAAGCCAAAGCATCCAAAGGATTCCATGATGATGCAATTATGGCTTTATGTTTGGCTTTGTATGCCAGAGACAGCCTTCAGCGTTCGATTCCGGTTGGTAGCACAACCGAAGAAGAATACACCGAAGCTTATAAGGCTGAGATATTCGAGGAAATCAAGAAGGAATTGTCAAAAAACGCTCCCGATGACTGGATGTCTCCAGATGATATGGATTTGATGGAAAAAATCAATCGGCATAGCGACCTTCCTTCTGTTATTCCGGGAGGAATGAAAAGGACTCACGATGCTCTGATTCGTGAGTTCGGATGGTAATGTTGGTTAAAAATATTTTATGAATTTGGTCGGCAACTTACTATGTAATAGTATGAGCAACATATGGAATGACATCGAAGTAGCCACAACTCACCTCCAAAAAATAGCTAAAAATGGCAAAGTGCCAAAATATTGCCAAATGAGAAAAGAGTACGGAAGATCATTTCGACTCGGCATCAAATCTCTTGGAGGATACCGAAATGTTGTGAGTCAAGCTGATCTAGAAATATCAAAATATCACAAAGCTTCTGATGGACACATCCTGTCCAGCTATTACGAATACCTCTTTGATGAATATCTTTTCTTGAATAACATCCCTCATGACATTGATAGCCAGATTTGCTCTGAAAGCAAATGTCGATATGACTTCAAAATCAAAGATGTTTATGTCGAAATATGGGGAATATCTGCAACAGGTAATTTCTACAATAACTATTGCGAAAGAAGAAAAAAGAAAGAAAAGATTTATGAGAAACTCGAATTACAACTTTTGTCTTTTGAGGGACGAGATTTCAGACTTGATTCCAACGAGTTGCAAAGTTTGTTCAAAGATAGACTACAGAAATTTGATATTCATTCCAGAGATCAACAGCAAGATTACCCTGTGTTCAACAGAAGAAAACTAGACTATTGGAATGAAACTACTGTATTAAAGGAAATCAAAACAATCGCAAAAAAAATCGGTGATTTTCCCACAGCCCATCAATTGCGAGCAAAACACAGAAGTGATTTGATTTCTGCAATACAAAAGTTTGGAGGTTTTAGGAAATTTGCAAACTTACTTGGTTATCAGTCCAAAACCAAAGAATATTCCGAAGATAGAATCATAAACGAACTTAAGTTGATAACCAAAAATTCGGGTCATTTTCCTAACGATAGAGAACTTCAAGAAAGTAATCACAGTGATTTGGCAAGCTCTATCAAAACACATAGTGGTTATGGATATTTCCAAAAAATAGTAACAGGCGAGCGAACTAAACGACCATATGGCTATTGGGGAAAAGAAGAAAACATAATTGCTGAACTCAAAGACCTTACAAACACACTTGGGAGATTTCCCAAATATGCTGAGCTTGGACAAATTGCTAAAGGCATAGATAAAAGCAACAAAGGTATGAAATATTTTGAAGAGGCGATATTATGAAACACAAAGAACTAGATCGAGTAAAGAATCTTCTCGGACAAGCACTGAGTGTGGCATTGAATTCCATGCCGAATAACAGATCTGTCACAGAAGCACGGTCTCACATGAAGCAAGCACTCGAAAAGATCGATGTTGCGCAGGATTCACTGGCTAAAAAGAAGAGTATGATCAAAAGCCAGTCCGAAAGCTGGTGGGGCAACATTCAAGCTGGAACTTCTGCATTGGCAGCTTCCCCAATGACCGTGGAAACACATCAAAAATCACTCTCGCAACTGGATGCCATGATTGAGGGAGAAAAAAAGAAACTTCAGGATTTGGAAAAACAGGCCCAATCTATTCCAGATCAATCTATTCCAGATCAATTGCTGGGAGACTAAATATTGCAAACGAAACTTAGAGGATTTAATGAAATTCAGAAATTGGTTGCTGGAGATGAAAAACACGCAATATGAATACTCTTCAATTCATGTAAATCTTCCCAATTCTCTCGCTGACAACATCATAAGTTGGGGACGCAAAAAAGTTAGCGATGACGATATCTTCGTAAGCCAACAAGATCCATCATTCGGCAGAGAAGATGAAATGCATGTCACAATGCTCTATGGTCTTCACTCAGAATCTTCCGAAGAAGTCAAAAAACTACTCGAAAATGAAAAATCAATCCATGTGAAACTTGGCAAAATTAAGGTTTTCACAAATCCTCAAAAGTTTGATGTAGTGGTCATTGGTGTAGAAAGCAAAGATCTGTGTCGTCTAAACAAAAAACTAAGAGATAGCGTGGAGTATACCAACACTTATGATAAATACCAACCACACGCAACTATTGCTTATGTCAAAAAAGGAAAAGGTTGGAAACACAAAGGATTGGATGAGTGGGTAGGGCGGGAGTTCATCTGTAATTACACCGTCTTCTCATCCAAAAATGGAACTAAACATCGCATCCCTTTCGCTAAGTGACGGATTCCATAGTCCACCCGTTCTCTTGTGCCATTGTCTCATACCATCCAATCTGTATTCTGTGGGATCTTTTGACCAATAAATGAACTTACAGCAATTCACCAAAGCTCGACAGGTAAAGTCCTTGTTGTCCAAGATGACAGTCGCCCAAACAGCGGCGGAATTGTCTTTCTTGTGTATGTGATCTGTCAAGATCTCAAGGTCATCAGGGTGATGGTACCCGCGATCAATCTGGAAGCATTGGATACTCGGATGTCCCTCCAGAACCTCAACAAGGTCTTCCCAGTCGGAATCAGGATGAGTCATTATGAATAGGATTTGTTTCATGACACTGTAATTAAAGTAAGTTGCCCCAACAAAATGCCTTCCTGTTCTAATAACTACAGCAAGGTAACATGAGTTTAGGGTAACAAGGCACCCAGAGGAGAGAATATGGCTTGGTGGGATTTTTTCAAAGTATTCATGTATTCGATCAAAGGTTGTACCGCTGAAGATAAAGCAATGATATTCGGTGGATGCACAGAAATCTGGTGTAAACAAAATGGTTTAAGAGAGACCGAATTTGTGGATCTCGCCAAATTAGGAGGCGAATAATGGCTTGGTGGGATTTTTTCAAAGTATTCAGCTACGCTTTCACCGATGATCCTCTCACAAAGAGGACACGGAAAGAGCCTATTGGCGCAGGTATTTCACAACCTGACGCCATTCCAGACATCCGTGCTGGTCAAGACGGCTCTTGGGGCGGCGGCAAAGGTTCGGTTCGCCTAAGAGACACCAACGATTTTGTGGACCTCTCAACCGTCACAAATCGAATACACAGATATAAAGAGTATGAACGTCTGAGAAACATGCCTGAGATTGAAATGGCAATGACTGTCTTTTCAGACGAGGCTTGCTTCGCGGGATCTACAAAAGTAGCAACACCGCATGGTTACAAGACCATCAAAGAACTCGCCGAAAATGAAACAGAGCGATTCTTGGTCTACTGCTATGATTTTGACCAGAGAGATTACACGCTCGGATGGGCATTCAATCCACGCAAAACAAAAAAAGCCAAAACAGTCCAAGTGAGCCTTGATGATGGAAGTCAATTCGTTTGTACTCCAGATCACCGCATTCTTACCAAAGCAGGGTCTTGGATTGAAGCTGGAGAGCTAGAACATGGCTCAGAACTGATGCCATTCTACCGTCTCTCTGCTCGTCATGATCTTACAGAATTGAACACCAATCAGTTTGCACGAATTTGGACGCACGATAAGGGTTGGGTTCATGAGAGACAGTTTATTGATGAATGGACAACAGGCAAAGTGCCAGAAAGTACGAGGCTTGTGAACCAATACTGTCGCATGATAGCAGAAGGTCTCACTGTACGACAAATCCAAAAACTTACTGGCAATGACTTCCGAACTGTAAAGGATCGCATTGAGCGAGCCGGATTCTCCAACAAAGAAATGAAGTGGTTGGGTAAAAAAGAAGATTGCCGAAAAGTTATTGGTATTCATCCTTTCCAAGAAATCGATGTGTACGATCTGTCAGTTGAGAAACATCACAACTTCTGTACTGATTGGGGAGTCGCTCACAATTGTCAACGAGATGACGATGGGCATGTTTTGAAGATCTCATGTGCTAATGATGAGATCGTCAAAGAGTTGGAGTGGTTGATCTTTCATCGCCAAATGCTCAACTTCGATCAGAAGAAGACATGGGATATGACTAAGAGATTGTTTATCAATGGTGACTTCTTGTATGAAGTGGTCATTGACATAGAGAATCCCAAGTCTGGAATTATTGGCCTTACACCGTTACCGCCCGATAGCATGTATCGCATCGAAACCACCAAAGGTCGATTGATAGAATTCCAGCAATCAAAAGAAGGACCAGACTATCAAAGCCTTGCCAGAGTGGAAGTTACGCAAGCCACAGAAGCAGATCTGCAACAAGCCACAGCTATCAGATTTGCCCCAGAACAAGTGATCCACATCAGGATTGGTGATGATCGACTGACATTCTACCCGTATGGCGTTTCCTTGATCGAAGCGGCTCGCGGGCCTGCCCATCAGTTGAGATTGATGGAAGATGCGATGGTTGTTTACCGACTTACCAGAGCACCAGAACGTCGTGTGTTCTACATCGATGTGGCACAGATGCCTCCTTACAAAGCGGAAGCTTTTATCGAGAGGATGAAGGACCAATTCAAAAAGAAGAAGGTTGCGAATACTCGGGGAGCAGCACCGGGAGCTTCATCAGTTGAAGAACGATGGCACGCACCAGCAGCCGATGAGGACTACTGGATTCCTATCCGTCCTAACGCCAACACTCGCGTAGAGACATTGCCGGGTGCCCAAAACCTTGGCGAGATTGATGACACCGTGTACTTCCGCAACAAATTATTTACAGCCATGAATTTTCCGAGGAATTACTTCAACAACGAAGACACGCAATCTACCAGAATTGCTTTGTCGGCTCAGGATATCAAGTTCGCTCGCATGATCGAACGTCTCCAGTCACACGTTGAAGATGCTTTCTGGGAAATCTGTGATCGACACCTGAGATTGCTTGGTTATCCAGAAGATGATTACGAGGATCTGGAAATTAAGATGACACCTCCTTCGGATTGGCGAGAACTCACAAGAGCAGAGGTCATAACCAATAGATTGAACAATGCTGCGAATCTGAAGGGATCTCAACTGCTAAGTGACTTCGATATTTTAACAAGTTGGATGAAGTATCCAGAAGAAGAAGCTCAAAAAATGTTAGCTCGTCTCAAAATCCAAAAGTTGGAAGAGTTGAAACTACAGATCATTGCACAGAACCCGACTCTGTTGGGCGTGGGACTGCCGGGACCAGATGAAACTGAGATTGGTTCCGAAGTCGGTGGAGCTAATCCGATGCTCGGAGGAGCACCTCCGGGTGGCGGAATGGAAATGGGAGCCGCTGGTGATCAGGGCGGAGCTATGGGTCCACAGGGTATGAGGAAGTACATGGACGCAGATCCCGAAGATCCTATGGCAGCAATGGGTGGACAAGATCCCATGGGAGCACAACCTCAAGGCGAACCTCCAATGGCAGGAAGCGCCAATCCTATTCCAGACGTTTCTGATGATGATGCAATCAAGTATGACCTAGAAATCAAGGACTTCTCCAAGGAAATGGATGAAGAGGAGCAAGACAGGAGCGAAGAAAACTGATGAAGAGGAAAAAATAGACTCGGTATTACTATTATAGATAAAGGAGAAAAATCTATGATTACAATACTCGATCTAGCAAAAAAATGTTCTTGCGACCCAGCCACAATCAGAAAGTGGATCAAGAAATATAAAGTAGAAACACAAAAGGTCAAAGCGTCTAACGGGAAAACAGTACAAGCTATCTCAAAAGCTTGCTCCGAAAAATTTGCAAGTTATTGGGAAGAAATAACCACACTTCCAGATGACATGGTTACCATACCAGATGTTGCCAAAAGGAATAATGTTGATAGAAAAACTGTGAGGTTGTGGACAGAGAGAAACAATGTAGAACTTCGTCTTTTAAGAAGCTCTGTTGGACCTCCAACTAAAGCTATGAGCCTGAAAGATGGGGAAAAGTTCTTTCAAGAATATAACACACCACAATGCATTCCTATACTTGATATCTTAAAGGAATACAACACAGACTGGAGAGTGATCAAAAGATGGGCTAAAAACAACAATTGCGAGTTCGTCAAAACATTTTCTAATCATGGAGGTAGAACCAAATATTCCATAAGCAAAGAAGACGCAAAGCGATTAGAAAAGTATCTTATGGATATGAAATCTGATGGTTTCTTTTACTTAATACAACCAATTCCAGAATTCAATCTCAACAGAATCAAGTTGGGATTCACGAAAAAACCGAGCAGAAGATTGAAAGAACACAAAACCGTATGCCCCAATGCCAAGCTCGTAAAGAAATGGAAATGCAAGAAAGACGATGAGACATCTGTTATAAAAAGAGCCACTAGTGAAGGATGCACACAGATATATACAGAAATCAACAATCGAAAAACAGCCACGGAAGTGTTTGACTGCGAAAACTATCAAATTGTTTTGGAACGACTGGAAAGGATTTTGTCATGATTGGAGTAATCATAGGATGTATCGGAATATTGATCACCATAATACTTAGTACATCTGTTGAAGATAGAAAAAAATGGACATTTTGGACAATAGGCAAACAAAAATCAGTGTGGGCTCATATCGTTACAAAATTTACAAGAAAGTCCAAAATGAAATATAGTGTCATTGGCATAGCAGGACTTTATTGTAAAGATTGGGGTTGGGTAGAAATAGACGAATCATACAAATTGCCTTGGTGGAAGAAATGGCTAGAACTAACGCCCAACAATATTCGTCTCACGTTCACGCCCTATCAACCCATTACTTATCTCAACAGCACAATAGAAATTTTGGTTTTTGGACGATGGCACAATTTTAGACAAAGCGGAACCACATATAACACACATGGTACGTTGAGTATTTGCGGAAATGCTATAAGACAATGAAAGCGGTGACGGCAAATGAATTATTGGATAAATCGAAAGAATCTAAGAGAAACAATTGGTACACCTCAAATCATGCATGAAGATGACATATCCATTCCTATGAATATGACTTTCGTAAGGCGGAAGAATGAACGAAGATTTAATTAAGAATGCCCCTCTGAGAGCGATGAGAAACCGCAAGGGTCTGCTAGGCCCTTGTGGTTGCTACAATTGCTTGGAAACCTACGATGTTTCGGAAATTAAAGAATGGACAGACATGAGTGAGACGGCTATTTGTCCAAAATGCAATGTGGATTCCGTATTAGATTTGGTGGACCCTGAGTTGTTAAAGGCTATGCACGATTATTGGATGTCTAGTCCAGCCGAGAAGTAAAGCGTAGGTTATTCATCACCGCCATATTCACCACCGAAGCCTGAATCGGCTCCAGATGGAACTACCTCATCTCCGTCTGACGGATGTTGCGGTTCGCGCATCTGATCTGGTTTGTCTTGCTGCAACTTACTCAATAATGCGGCTACTTCTTCATCTCCACGCTGTGCGATGCCATTAAAAAATTCCATCGCCTCATCTGGATACTTGCTCATAATTGACTTGAACAACTCGCGTTGCACATTTTCATAGTCATCGGCGTAGTCCTCACCACTGCCCCCAAATTTGAAGCCGTCGACTGGGTCAGCACCATTAGCTAACCCTTCTTTAAGATTGCGATCTCGTAACCACTGTTGGAACATAGACATTATACGCCTCATTTCTTAACAAAAATCGAGTCTCCCTGCATACTTACATAGTGGCGGGCATTGAGTATTTATTGGTCTCACAACCAAATTCAAGCCTTCTTCCTATATAAATGAAACACAAGCTGTAGTGCTTTGGATGCCAACATTAGAAGTCGAGGAGTAAAAACCATGAAGCGCAAACTCATAAAGCAAGATGCCTTCGATATGATTACTAATGAGTCCGTTACTGCTGCCGAACGTGAGTTAGTCGAAGCTGCACCAGTTCTCGCAAAAGCTTTGGGAAGAAACATTCTTTCACTTCATAGTTTCAATGAATCAACAGTAGTTTTCGAGACACTCGATGACACTTTTGTTCACGCAGGCTTTGGAATTAAGAAAGAAGCAGTAAACTTCACAAACATTGAAGAATTGGTCATCGACGAATCCTCTAGGAAAGACAAGCAACGTGTGCGTCTCTCCGAAATGATTGACGCCGTCCTACAGGACGATCACGACACAGCAAAGGACTTATTTGAAGATTATTTGGGCATGGTTCGCTGGAGCGAATTCAAAGAGACAAAACCGTCACGGAGTAGTGTGGCGAATGAGCACAAAGACGATGCTGCAACTCTAAGAGCCGCCAAGAAATTGGGACTCCAAAAAGAGTATATTATCGCACGCCACGTCTTAGAATATGTTGAATTCATGAAGTTCGGCCCCGCCCTTTCAGAATCAGTCGTCAAGACTGACGAGAAAGGTAACGTAACCGACGTTCGTGTACCAACTGTAAACGAAAGAAATTCAGACAGATCTGTCCGATCCGGGTATCGCTCGCTTAACAGCAAAGCTCATGAAGCCCGTCATTCTGTCGCCGAGACAGTCAAAAATCAGGAATTCTGCAAAGCAATGGCTCATCTTAAGAGACAAAATGCTTTCTCCGATCAACAAGGTCTTGAAGAAGTTTTGGAAAATGTTGTCAAGACATGGCCCAACCTTCTTTATGTCACTCAGGACGAATTGTCCAGCATGATTGGTGAGTCTCTACAGATCGCTGGCGTTAGCAATTATGATGATCAAACTTGTGCCTTCATGGCAGAAGGAATTCTCCGAAAAGCCCACGGTGCTTACACCGAAAAAATTGCTCAAATCCTACATCTAGCTGGTGCTAGCAAGATCGAAGAGGGTGTAGATCCTTACGGTCACTTCCAGCAAGTAGCAGAGCAGTTCTATGCGGCCATCGACGAGAAGTTCGGTCTAGAAAGAAAGGCTTTCTCGGACATCTATGAGTCTCTTGAAGCTATCTACAGTAAGGCTGATGGAAAAGGCGATTCGGCTCTGAAACAAGACGCTGCCGAATATCTTAATGAACTCGCTGACATTCTTAACGGCAAAGTTCAACCTGATATTGCAGTGGCCGAAGAAGCCGCGAGACTTATTGCAACATTAGTCGAAGCCAACGTAGAAGGCGCTTCTGAGAAGTGGAGTGTTTCTAACAAGCCACATCTAACCGTGAGCGGAGATCATCCGCAAATGGCTAAGAACGCCAAGGTTCCCGCCGTAGCAGGCCGTTACACCGATGCCATGGGCGATTCCGCCGCAGCCATCGGACAAGACAGCATGGAATACAAGGGCGGAAAGCACGCTAAAGAGATGCGAAAGAACAGTTGGGGCCAAGAAGGTGGTAAGGAAGTTTTCCCAAGCCTGAAGAACCCATACGTTCCGAAGCCATTCGGCGATTACACCATGAAGGGTGAGAAGGGCGTTGACAAAGACGCTATCGGTCCTCACCACTCCACATGGAAATCAAGCGACACGTGGCCCGACCTTCAGAACCCATACGTTCCGAAGGAAGCTGGCGGCGTAGGTGGAAAGGGTCATAAGATGAAGGATGGCTCAGAAACCGATCTAGTGGTAGACAAGTAAGATCATTAAGGAGCTAACAATGGATAACAAACAGATGCTTCTTGTTGATTGTTGCAGCGATTCAGGTATGGAACTCGAACTGAGCGAGGCTACGACCAGTCGTGGTCTCGTCAGTTTCCGGGGAAAATTCCAAGAAGCTGAAGCAGTTAACAAAAACAAACGAATGTATCCGTATGATGTTCTTAATGACAATCTTGATCGACTCGGTGAGTCGGTTACAGATCGACGACTTGTCGGCGAACTAGACCATCCAACGGATTCTATCATTCATTTCTCCGAAGCCTCTCATGTTGTCACCAAATTATGGTGGGATGGAAACATCTTAATGGGAGAGGGAGAAATTTTGAATACTCCTAACGGCAAGATCCTTAAGGCTCTTATCGAAGACGGAGTGAAAGTAGGAATTAGTTCACGAGGAGTGGGGAACGGAAAGGTTAACGAGGACGGTATTCTAGTTATTGGCGAAAGCTATAAGCTTATCACCTTTGATGCAGTCGCCGACCCCAGTACCTTTGCGGCGTTCCAAGAAAAGGTCGTTTCGAAATCGAAGAAGGAGAACGTAGAACCTTCCAAGGTACGAAACGAGAGAGTTGATCGTAATGAGAACGCTGGTATTAAAAACGAAGCCAGCGGCATAGATATGATTAACAAAAAAGAGGCATTGATCGCTTGTTTGGGCGGCATTGTAGAATCTCAAACACAGAAATTTAAGTCGAGGTTAGGGTAATGGATAAGATCACTGAAGCGCTAAAAAAGATCCTCCCTGAAGATCAGGTTGCTGAGGTTTCCGAAGCCGTCGAACAAATGATGGCCGAGCAAGTCAAAGGTCTTGAGGACGAATTCCAAGCTAAATTGGATGAAGCCTACGAGCAGTTGACTTCAGAAAAGGATACCGAAGGACAGATCTCAGAACAGGGATATCAACAGGCATACGAAATTATTGCCTCTTTGATGAATCGTCTAGATGAGCAACGCGAAGAGTTCGAGACCGCTCTCGAAGAGGGATTCGAAGAAGCTTATCAAGAATTGAGCAAAGAAAAAGGCAAGAATGACAACATCGAAGTCGGACTATATGAAGAGTTCGATAAGAAGCTCCAAGAGATGAAGAACTTCATGGTCGACAAAGTTGACCAGTTCCTCAATCTTCAAGAGTCGGAGATTTACGAGCACGCAAAGCGTGACGTACTCGACGACCCCACACTGGCAGAGCAGAGAGTCATCGTCGAGAAGATGGCTGAGCTACTGTCCCAGTACGTAGAAAGTGATGACCTTACAGCCGTAAGTGCTTCGAAACTTCAAGAAGTTGCGAAAGTATGTGAAGATATCAAAGGTCAGATGAGAATTGTAGAGGCAAGAAATGTTAAGTTGTCGGCCCAGAACAATAGGCTCAATGAGCAGGTTAAAGAAGCCAGCGAGCTTCTGACTGAGGCTGCCAAAGCAGAAAAGAAAGTACGAATTGGAAAAGCCAAGAATGCAAGCGGGCGTGGTCAAAGAGTTGCTCAAGATCAGCAAGTAATTGCCGAGTACGCAACTAAAACTACTCAGGGTAAAAAGCAGAATCTTACGGAAGATACTGACGAACCCCTGAATGACTTGTTGATCCTTTCAGGGATCGTTGAACAATAAAGAAGAGGATACTAATGGTTAATGCAAAGTTTTTGAACGAAGCAAGAGAGATTGAAGCCAGATGGTCCAAGCCTCTTTCCAACGGTCGTTCCATGCTCGATGGACTTGATAATAAGTACGAACGAGCCACTGCCGCTGTAATGCTTGAAAACCAACGTCTCATGAATGAGGCTATGACTGACACTGGTGACATTGCTCAGTTTAAGAGAATCAGCATCCCGCTGGTTCGTCGTATCTATCCGCAGTTGATTGCCAATAAGATCGTCTCCGTGCAACCGTTGCTCGGCCCGACCGGCTTGGTCTACTACCTGCGTTTCCGCTACTCGTCTAACAAGGGTGCCATGAGAGGTGCAGACCTCAACAGTGGTTTCCCCGGTGATGACGAAACATCCCTCCAGCAGTTGGCTTCCGGTGACGGAAACTTGGAGATCTTCTACACACACCAGTTCGTGCAGAATGAAACCTCCTCAACTGATGCTGGCGACGATGTGTCCTCAGTGTTCGCTCCCCTTGAGCACACTCCGGTTCTTGCTGGTACCATGACTGGTACTGTCTATGACGCCGCTGTCGCTGTTCAGACCTTCGTGGTCGCAGAAGACGGCACGTTCACCTTCACAGACATTGGCGCACCCGCTGCCAAGGGCACCTCTGGAACACTCGATGTTGTTACTGGCGAAATGACACTCACATGGAACAGCGCTCCGGGTGCCAACCATATCGTCGTTTCCTATGAGTACAACATGGAATGCAACCAAGATCTCCCCGAAGTCAACCTCGTTGTTGAATCAGAGGAAATCGCGGCCAAGACTCGTAAGCTCAAGGCAGTCTGGAGCTACGAAGCACAGCAAGACCTTCGCTCGCAGCATAACCTCGACGCCGAGGCAGAGCTAACAGCAGTTCTCGCTCAGGAAATTAACCTTGAGATCGACCGTGAAGTTCTTACGGATCTCCGTAATAACGCCGGTACTATCGCTGTATGGGACTTCAATACCGCTCTTGGTGATACCATCAAAGAGAAGTACGAAAGCCTCTACGTCAAGGTCGTCGAAGTATCGAACGTCGTTCACCGCAAAACGCTTCGTGGTGGATGTAACTGGCTCGTCACTTCTCCTGAAGTTGCTTCAGTGTTCGAAACAGCTACAGCCGGTTTCGCTCCCGCTCCTTCGGAAACCTTCACTTCGAGTTTGGGCATCCAGTATGTCGGAACTATCAACAACAGATGGCGTCTGTATAAAGACCCCCTCTTCCCGCAAGGTCAGATCTTGCTTGGATACAAGGGCGACTCTTACATGGACTCGGGCTACTTCTACTGCCCATACGTCCCGCTGACACAGACTCCCGTTGTGCTTGATCCTGAGTCATTCTGCCCAAGAAAAGGTATTTTAACAAGGTACGGCAAAAAGTTGTTACGTGAAGGAGCCAAGTTCTACGCCCGCATGAGTATTGCTAATTTCATTATCTGATTTTTAGTCATAACTCGTTGTAGTCAAAGGACTTGCGACGATCACAAAATCATGAAAGCCTGTGGAAACACAGGCTTTCTTTTTGCTTACAGAAGTTTCATATGGAGCAGGATAGATATTGACATCTGCTCCATATGAAACTATATTGTATTAAAGAAAAAGGAGATCTATCATGATTTTGGATAAAGAAACTTTCGAGAGTATTGGTAAGACATTTGAAGAAGCGAAACAGAAATCTCAAATCACATGCCAATGTGATTATTGTGGGGCTGTTTTCCAAAGACTTAAACATAACATCGAGAGATCATGGAAGAACATTAAGAAGGATAGTTGTTCTGATGTCATCTGTGTTCAGAAGAAGCGAGTGGAAAGTAACAGGGTTGTATTTGGAACAGATAATGCTTTCCAAAACAAAGATGTTAAGGACAAGATCAAGCAAAGCAACATAGATCGTTATGGAGTTGCAAACCCATTCCAAAATAAACAAGTTCAAGAAAAACAAAGACAAACTTGCCAAAAGAAATATGGTGTAGACAATGCTTTCCAAAGTGAGAAGGTGAAAGATAAGATCAAGGAAACCATGCAGGCGAAGTATGGTGTCGACAATCCGTTTCAAAATGGTGATGTTCAGAAAAAACAGAAAGCCACACTAACTCAGAGACATGGTGTCTCATATGCTCTTCAAAATCCACAATTTCGTAAAAAGGCAATGGACACTTGCGTAGCTAATTTTGGTCACTTCCCTGCCAATAATTACGGAAAGACCCAGAAGGATATTCAAGATTGGCTAAACTCTTTTGGATTTGACTTTAAGTCAAACCGATCACTGGTAGTGGGGAAAGAAATAGATCTATACGACGATCAAAAGAAACTCGCTATAGAATATTGTGGACTGCATTGGCATCATGAGTTTTCTCCCGAGCCCCGAAACAATAAGTATCATTGCTTCAAACACCAAGAGTGTCTGAAGCAAGGAGTGCAACTACTGACTGTTTTTTCAGACGAATGGGTGTCGAGAAAACAACATTGCCAATCTCACATTAAATCTATATTGGGTGTGTGCAGCAGAAAGCTTCATGGAAGGAAATGTTTGGTCAAAGAGATTAACAAAGTTCAAGGTCGTGAATTTTTCCAAGAACACCATATTCAGGGTCGTAACAATTTGGGCATAGTGTTCTTTGGTTTGTTCCATGAAGACGAGCTTGTGGGGGTAATTTCTTTAGGCAGGCACAATCGCCAATTCGGCAATTTGGTGTTAGACCGTCTTTGCTTCAAGGAGGATGTGCAGGTGAGGGGTGGTGCCAGCAAATTGTTCTCTCGTTGTGTGGATTGGGCTAAGAAGAATGGCACAACTGAGATTTTGAGTTTTAGCGATAATCGTTGGAGTGTTGGTGGAGTTTATGAAGCTATGAAATTCCGGCTAGATCGAGAATATAGACCAGACTATAGCTATGTTAACATGAAGACACCCAATGAGAGAATCAGCAAGCAGAGCCAAAAGAAGAAGGCTACCGGGTGCCCAGATGGTATGACTGAGTATGAATGGGCTCATGC